ACATGTTGGTCTTTGCATTAAGAACAATGGTGACGGAACAATCCAGGTTATTGAAGGAAACACTTCAGGAACTGCAAAGGGAGATCAGCGCAATGGCGGAATGTGCGTTGAGAAGACTCGTGGTTATGTAAAGAACAACAAGAAGAAGTTGGTAAATGCTGTAGTTGGTTGGGGTCGTCCAGTTTACACTGGTGAAGAAAACGCTCCACTACTAAACAAGGTATCTGCAACAACAACATCAGCAAAGCCAGTTGCAAAGCCAGCAGCTAAGCCTGCTGCAAAGAAGTCATCTGGCGGAGGAAAAGGCAAGGTAGCACTATAATGGAGTCTAGAAGAAAGTCATTGCTAAAGACTGTAAGTTGGCCATTCGTACACTTTACTTTTGTTTCTGGAATAATTTATTTCGTACTAAAGTACTATACTGGAGAGGCAGAGTGGGAGTATGTAGGTCTTTATGGACTATCATATCTAACATTAGAAATGACTTTCTTCTACCTTCATGAAAGAATTTGGGCTAAGTTTGGAAATAAGGTAAAGTAGTGATAGTAGATAGCGATGCCTTTACACCAGTTCAATCAAGTCCTGGTGTAGGCATTGTTATATATGAAAATGTATGGAAAGATGTCCATCAAACTATCAAGAACATAGAGTCTGTCACAGCAGATGAATCTTCAGGTGTTAAGTTCAACCTATCCACAATTCTAGGTGATGTAAATAATGAAAAAAATATAAAGGACCAGTTCAGGACAAGTGATGATTTGCATATAACTGGCAGCTCTCATAATAAATATTTCTTAGATATTGATTCTGAGTGTAATGAAATAATTAACAAATACTTAAAATTATACAAGGAAGAGTTTAATATACATGATGATATATTTGGTCCTGAAGGTTTTCAGTTATTGAGGTACTCTACTGGAGGATATTTTAAAGCACACTATGACTCATATCCTGCAGTTAAAAGGTGTATCTCAGTTTTAATTTATCTTAATGACGACTATGAAGGTGGAGAGATTGACTTTGTTAATTTTAATGCTAAGATTAAGCCAAAAGCAGGATCATTAATGTTATTTCCTTCTAACTACCCTTATAGACACATAGCTCATCCAGTTACAAAAGGCACAAAATATGCTGTCGTAACCTGGTTACATGAAAGGTAAAAATGGCTATTTATGAATATCAGTGCAAAGGGTGCACTATTGTTGTAAGTAAAGAGCGTTCAATAAAAGATGCTGATCCAGGATATCAGTGCGATAGTTGCAATTCTGATTTAACTCGTGTATACTCTAATGTAGGAGCAGTTTTCAACGGTAGTGGGTTTTATTCCACTGATAATAGAAAGTAGGAGTATACTATGAATACAATGATTACAGAAGAAGAAGTTGTCAAAGAGTGGGTGTTAAAGGCATCTGATCGTTGTGATTCTTGTGCTGCAGAAGCTTTAGTCAAGGTTACTGGACTGTCTGGCGATCTAATGTTTTGTGGACATCACTATAACAAGATTATGGACAACCCTGATGGATACAAAAAAATGATATCTTTTGCTTTAACTATTCTTGACGAACGAGACAAACTTATTGAAAATAAAGCAAAGGGGAAAGATTACTAATGTATCAGTATTATGTAAGAAAAGTAGAGAACGTAGTAGATGGAGATACCATTGATGTTCTTATTGATTTAGGGTTTGACATTCTATTTTCATCTCGTGTAAGGCTGGCTGGTATTGACACACCTGAGTCTCGCACAAGAGATCTTAAAGAAAAGGCTCTTGGACTTGAGTCTAAAGAGTATCTAAAGAAGGCTCTTAAAGATGCTAAGTCTGTTGTAATTAAAACAGAGAAGATGGATTCATCTGAAAAGTATGGACGCATTCTTGGTTGGATATATGTTAATGGAGATACAGAATCTGTTAATGATAAAATGATTAATGATGGATATGCTTGGGGATACATGGGGGATACCAAGGTAAAAGATTTTGATGCTCTTGCAAAAGCTAGAAAGAAGTCTGGTAAATGAGTCATGTACTATACTTTACTGCTGAATGGTGCAATCCTTGTCAGCGTACTAGGCCAATAGCAGAAGAGTTAAAAAAAGATGGAATCGTTGATTTTATTTTTGTTGATGCAGACACTGAGATTGAGTTGCTAGAAAAGTTTGGAATTAGGTCAGTGCCAACATATGTTCTTCTGGAAGATGGAAGAGAAGTAAAACGTATGAATGGGGCAAAGACTCGTCAAGAGTTCTTGGACTTTGTAAATGTTTGATGATGAATCTATTAGTAAAATAATAGACAATCTTATTCTTGAAGGTGGTATAGAGGTTGCAGGAGTAGACCCTGAAACTGGAGAAATGTTATACTCTTTTACTCCAAAGGTTAAAGAAATAATGCCAGAGCTTTATCATGACCACCTTAACTTTGTTAATGCTGAGCTCATGGTTTTGTGGGAAAAAGGGTATGTTGATATAGACTTCCTGCAAGATGATCCACTAATATCATTAACTGAAAAATCTTATAATCAGGAAGAAATCAGCAAGCTTTCTAAGCAAGAGAAGTGGTCTCTTCAGGAGCTAAAAAGAGTCGTAAAGCCCAAAGAATTCTGATATAATCGTTATATGCCATATCGTGTAGGTGCTAAAGGAAGTTACGGTTGCTCAGGATACCCTGCGTTAAAAGAGGGCACCAATGAGGTAATGGGTTGCCATACCTCTAGAGCAGAAGCAGCAGCACAAATATATGCAATCAATCGTAGTGAAGGAAATATAGGTAAGTCAATGGACAATATTAAAGAAGGCGACTTCGTAATGGGAATGACCACAGAAGGTATGGTCCATGGGATGGTTGAGCATATTATGATTGAAGGCGGAGTATACGGAGTTCCTGGAACTGAGTATGCAATTCAGTCTATGCCACCAGAAAATCCAGCAATGGCTGTTAGAATTTATGAAGAAGAAGATGGTAAGTGGGAGCCAACCGCATACAGTATTGGTATGATGTATCAGGATGCTACCAAGATAGATATGGAAACTCACTCAATGGATTCAGAAGTAGAAATGGCAATGTACGATTCATCAATTGGCAAATCTCATTGTTGCCCAGGAGAGGGATCAATTGGTAAAGCTTATCAAGGTTGTGGATGTGAAACATGTAAAGATTTAGATGTTGACTGTCCAAACTGTCCAGTTTGTCAAGATGGCATGAACAAAAAAGCACCATGTTGGGATGGATATGTACAACGTGGAATGAAGCCTGGAGAAGGCGGTAGGATGGTTCCTAACTGTGTTCCAGTAGCAAAAGCAGATGACCTATGGGAAGATGATGATACAGTTGAATATGATACAGACATAGTATCAAAAGCAGAAGGTTATTCTCCACCAGCAGGTGCAAGAGCAGCAGCTCGTAAAGCAATTAAGTTTAAGGAAGATGGCAAGGCAACTGGTGCAGGAACTGCAGTTGGTTGGACTCGTGCAGGACAGTTAGCAAGAGGAGAAACTATTTCTCTTAGTACTGTTAAGAGAATGTACTCATACTTCTCACGCCACGAAGTAGACAAGAAAGGTAAAGACTGGGGCAACCAAGCTAATCCTTCTAATGGATACATCATGTGGCTAGCATGGGGTGGCGATGCAGGATTCTCTTGGTCAAGGTCAATTGTTAATCGTGAAAAAGACAAGGCACTGTTTGCTGACTTTGGTAAGGATTACACAAGGGCAGAATCATTAACACATATATTTAAGCCAACAGAAAATGGTAATAACTAATGCCAAAGAAGAAGGCTGGATCATTTAATCCAACACAGATTAAAGACGGAAAGATTGTTCGTTTAAATAAAAACGGTACAGTTAAGTCTATTATTGATAATTATACTGTTAAGCATCCTAAAAAGGAAAACTAATGATTGAGTTATTAGCTATCAACTTGACATTGATAGCAGTATGCTCTATAATTATAATAGCAGTAAAAAAGAAGGATAAGTACTTTGCTAAGGTAGTATATACACAAAGTGATATACATAAAATAGTTAAGAACTTTATTCCTAACGATCTTTTTCAAAAGCCAAAGCCGCTTTCTCAAGCAAGAAAGCACTTAAACAATAATACTGTTAGGGTTTTGATAATAGAAGATCATGCATATTGGGTTCATGACAATATGTTTTATGTGGCTGATACTGTTGAAGGATTGGTTAATCCAGAAACTGTAAGGCCAATTGATACAAACAATATGTCAAATCGGGATATTGATAAGATGCTATTCATTTTGGATAGCTTAAAGAATGGAAATTCTGATGATAGTAGCGGTGCATGGAACAACTGACTTTGATGATTATCAAGTCTTTCTTCGTGCCATGGGGGTTGCTCTTTCTGGAATGAAAGATGAAGATAAAGAGTTTACGGTTTATGCAGCAGGACCAGCAAAGGTAAACTCTTTTGTATCTGAGTTCTGTAATCTTTCTGAAAGAAGCATGAAGTCTCGTGGCAAAAAGATTAAGTTTATACAAGTTCCTCCTTGGTACATTGAGGAAAATATTAATAATGTAAACTACTTTGCTTTTCTTAGCAAGCCTAAGCAGCCTGTATCAAAACTTGTTACAACTGCAGAACAGAATAATATTGAAGTTGGAATTTTCCGATACTAAAGGGGTAAAAATGATTATAAATAATTTAAATACAATGGAAAAGATTGTTGCAAAGAACCACAATCTACATTGGGATGGCTGGACAGTCGTAGAAACAAAGCAATCTGATATGGCAAAGACAGCTATCAATGGAATCTATCGCAATGGAAAATGGTTTTTGTCTAAAAACTTTGTACCTGATCGCAATGGGTGGGATATTCCAAACAGATATAAGGTATAAATATGAAACAACACTTATGGAAAGATGAAGGTCGTTGTTTTGATTCAGATACTGATCTGTTTTTTGACAAGTATGAAGAAGACGAATCTCTAAGACCAAAAATAGATTTATTATGTCAGTCATGTCCAGTTCAAAGAGTTTGTTTTGCCAATGGTGTATCAGGCAAAGAGTGGGGTGTCTGGGGTGGTATATACTTAGAGAATGGTGAAATATCAAGAGAGTTTAGTAGGCATAGAACTAAAGAAAAATGGGGTCAAATGTGGACAAGTCTAACAACAGAAAAAAAGTAACTAGCTTTGAGTCAATCTGCTCAATATTAGGTGAGTTATGGATGGACTACAAGTCAGATAAATACTTTAAAGACTTTATTGAGTATAATGATATTGGCTTACCTATCGCATTCTTAGTGGATAATGATCTTGTTGAGCCAAATGAACTTGCTACCCAGTATGTCTATGAGACATGGGATATATTCCTGGCAGCATTAGAGGTTGATGATGACATGGGCTGGGAATCACTTGAAGAAGTATTCAACTTTGTTGATAAGAAAAAGGATTAAAATCATGTATACAGATTCAATGCGTAGAGCTTTTAAATCAATAACTCCTCCAAAAGACTTTGGTATACAGTTAATAGATAACGAACACTTTCTTACTATCAAATTAAACGAATATGACTTTCTCTGGATGAGCCATGATGAAAAAATAAAAGCATTACAGTACGTTGTTCAGGTCAAGAATGCTCTTGAGATGGAGGGTGCAATTGTGTTAGTATCTAGGGAAGCGGTAAAGTAAATGGACTTAGTTACAATTATAATTGGATTGATGCTTGTTACTGTTAGCACAACATGTGTTTTATTAACATTAAAGGTACTTCTACTTAGAAAAAGAATGTTAACTCTAGCTATGTCATTAGTAAGAGTGCAAGATGTTTTTAATAGTACTAAGCAAGAAGAGTCTGACAGCGATGTTCATAAAGAAAATTTCATAAAGTTTTTATCTGATTCTCGTGACTGGGCCTATGAATATATTGAAGATGTCCAAACATCAATAGCATTGTTCGTTTCTGAGGTTGAGCCTGAGATAGCATACTTTGATGAGTATGGTCTTGTTGGGGATGCTTATCCACACTATCACTCAATGAAAAAAATATCAAAAGCTTATAAAGATTTAAAAAAGTTGCTACCAGAAGAAAAGACTCAATGAAATTTTATTGGTTTCAAAGATCTACAGATTTTGTTTTTGAAAATCTTTCAGAGGAGCTAGAGGATGCTGGATTTGCTGGCATTCTTTTTCCATGCTCTTCATATGGAGACGACCCCTTTGTATCAATATCAAGAAACATTAATCCAAAAAGAAAAATAAAGTACATGGTTGCTGTAAGACCATACACGATATCTGCACAGTACTTGAGAAGAATATCTCAGGCTATAGGCAAAATATCTAAAGACAGAGTATTGATTAACTTTGTTTCTGGTTGGATATATGAAAGTGAAAAAAGTGCTGGTGGTATATATGGCAATATTAACGACACGTCTTCTTCAATAGAAAGATCTAACTATCTTATTGGATATATAGAAAAACTTTCTGAAATGAAAGATCAAGACCTTGACTTTTATGTATCAGTTACTAACTCTACCGTTTTTGAAAAAACAAAAAATAATAAAGTTATAATTCCATACTCATGGTACAAAGAAAATAGATTTGATTTGTCTGAAGTCAAATACATGATTTCTTTGTGTGCAGTTATAAGAAAGACACAGGCTGAGATAGATAAAATAAAGACAGATTATACCGCACAAGACATAGCTTTTTTTACAGAAGAAGAGTTTGTATGCTTTTTAAATGAGTCACAGTCTAAAGGAATTGATGGCATATTGATATTTGAAGAAACACCAGATACAGAAAAAAATATAATTGTTGGCCTTATTAGTGATTTTGTTAAAACATATTCAATAAATCCAGAAGGTATGAGATAATAGAGTATGAAGTTTTATTATTTTGGTGGAAGCTTTGAGCATGGATTGATATCCAAGCTAGAAGCAAATAACTTTGATGGAGTTATGTTTACATACGTGCCACATCAAGGAGACATTTTTACTAAAGTAGCAAGAGACATCAAGCTTACAGAAAAAATAAAGTACCTAGTTGCTATTAGGCCTTATACAATATCTCCACAGTATTTATGTATGATTGGTCAATCTATTGATTCAATAATGCCTGATAGAATTCAGATAAATTTAATTAGTGGTCATATAAAAGAAAATGAAAAAAATTTTGGTGGCATTCTTGGAAACCCAAACGACTTAAGCAATGGTGTTGATAGATCTAATTATTTGATAGACTATATTGAGTCAATTGATCAAATGAAAAAGAATGATATTGATTCAGCAAAGAGCTTAGATTTTTATGTTTCAACAACAAATGAATATGTTCTTGAAGCAACAAAAAAATATGATAATAAAATAATTTTTCCATACGAAGACTATAAAAATGGACACTGGACAGTATGGAATGAAAAGCACAAAAGATTTCAAAAGGGTGGCTTAATTGATATATCTGATAGCAATGTTATGATGGCCATTACTCCTGTTATCAGAAAAACTCAAGAAAAACTAAATGCTGTAGATAAAACACATAGTGCACATGACACTGCCTACTTTACACATCAACAATTTCATGAGCTTGTTCAAAAATTAGAAAAAGAAAACGTTCATGGCATTTTAATGAATGCATATCCGCTCTCTGAGCTACAAAATCTAATGCAGTTTATAAAAAATTACACAGAAAAAAATCTAGAAATTTTTAAGGAGAAAGAATGAAAGACATTATATTATCAACATTAACAGGTTTTGGATGCGGTGTCGTGTTCGCAGCATTCAAATTGCCAGTACCAGCACCGCCAGTTTTTGCGGGAGTCGCAGGAATTATTGGTCTATGGATTGGCTTTACAGTATTAACACGAATTATATCCTAGGAGGAATAAAATGAATAAGAAACAACTAGAGGCAGCATTAGCATCTTACGGAAGATCAGTGCTTGCATCAGGACTTGCACTATATATGGCAGGAGTAACGGATCCAAAGGATCTATGGACAGCTCTTGTAGCAGCTATTGCACCAGTTGCAATTAGAGCAATTAACCCTAACGACAAGGCTTTTGGTGTATTGCCAGATGCCAAGGAGGTAGAGAAGGCTCTAAAGGGTGCTAAGGCACCTGTAAAGAAGGCTGCAAAGAAGTCTTCTGGTGGTGGAAAGAACAACGAAGTTAAGTAATATACAGTAAGGGAGGCCAGCCTAGAAATAGGCTGGTTTTTCCTTTTGTATGATAGTATATACTTATGGCTGATTTTGGATCATTATGGATAGGTAATCCACTTAGCAAGGTTGAGCAAACAGCCCTTGCTTCTTTTATATATTATGGCCACTCTTTTACCCTTTTTGTTTATGATATGAACATTAAAGTTCCAAATGGTGTAGTAAAGGCTGACGCTAATCAAATAATTCCTAAGTCTGAAATTTTCAAGGTACAGAATTCATATGGACCTTTTGCAGATATGTTTAGGTATAAAATGATAAAACAGACTGGTCTCATATGGACTGATACGGATTCAATTTGCCTTAAGCATAACTGGAACTTTGGAGACTATATATTTGGTTTTGAAGAAGAAAACCGTCTTTGCAATGCAATATTAAAAATACCACAAGAATCAAAGCTTATTGATTTTTTAATTGACAACTCAGTCAATTTTGATAAAAGTAAAATTGCTTGGTCTGAAATTGGACCACTTTTAGTAACAAGAGGAGTTACAGAACTTAAGCTATTAAACTATGCACAACCACCAGAAATATTTTATCCAGTGCATTTCTGGCAATGGAGAAAGATTTGGTTAAAGCAGTATAAGCAAGAGGTTCTTGAGTTATGTGAACATGCTCACACACTGCAAATATGGAATCAATTTTTAAATAGAGAAGGTGTTAATAAAAATGTACTACCCAAGGGCTCTGCGATAGAGTACTTATATAATAAGTTTGTTTAAAGATAACCAGTCATGTCTTGTTTTTTTGCAGTCTGAACCGTTGAAGTAGTTGTATATATCTCACAAATATTGGCTCTTTCATATTTCAAAGCATAGACATTAATGTCTTCGCTGTAAAATAAATAATGATCAATTGCCCTCAATACTGGAGTTTGAACTAGTTCAAGTAATTTTTTAGCACCATTTTTGCTAACTACATAACAAAGACATGACCATGACTGATATACCTTGCATATATTTGGTTTACCAATATCTAAATGTTTTCCATCTCTTTTATATCTTATGTTTCCGCTTGGTGGAATGTAAACGGTAAATACATCCCAGTCGTTTGGAAGCTCATCCATATACTGATTTAATTTTTGACTAAAATCTTTTGAAAGTTTTATGTCATCTTCCATTAAAATAATACTATCATATTTTGAATTAGCAAAATTAACCCAGGCTGTGTAGTTGCTTGCCCATATTCCTAGTTCTCCAGGTTTCCATCCTTCATCTAGCCATCCTTTTGGATTTACTTTAAGTTTTGAATCTTTATAAAATTCTTTTATATCGTCGGTATTCCTCATCATTATAGTTGGTGTATCAAGAATATCAAAATCTTTTTCAAGTTGAGTTATGGCACGCTGAGCAAGTATGTTTCTTTTTTCCATAAGTGGTGTATCTTCTTCATTATGAAATAATTTAAAACATATATTGTTGCCATTAACTTTTCGTACTAAACCATTTTCTATATCAAAAAACTGTTCTTTAGAATAAAGCTTTGCTTTTGTTTCCCACCATGCATTAATATTGTTTTTTGATTTTAAGTGAAATGGCTCATGATCTTTGTTTATAGAGTGTTTGGCGTCTACTATATGTGTAAATAGAGGCATAGAATATGCTTCACCAAGATTGTACAATATTACATCTGCTGCTTGATTATTAAAGCCATAGTTGTTAAGTATATACTTATCATCTACAGTATGGGCTCTTACTAAGTCTTCTGCATATTTTCTCTTAATAATGTAGCATGCAGTTGACCACTCATAAGTCATTTTTCTATTTACATTATATTTTTCTTTTTTATGAAGGCTAAACTTAACTGGATCATTTTTAATCATTACTAATTGAATAATGTCCCATCTTTTAGGAAGATTTTTAAGAACATATTCCCAGTCCCACAGCCAATGTTCAACTGTGTCAAAACTAAAATCATCTTCCATTATTATTGCATATTCGCTATCTGATGTATCAAGCCAGTACTTAATCGCTTTGATGTGAGACATCATGCATCCAATTTCTGATGGCTTTAGCTTTGGATATTTTCCAGACACTTTGTCTTTGAGATTGCTTTTTCTTCCATCAACTGCTTCAATAATTGTATAATCAGTTATTTTATATTTTGCAAATTGATCATTAACATTTTTAAGTCTGTGCTTATGGTCTTTTAAGTTAATAACGTAGGCAGGTCCAAAACCATTTAGCTTACTCATTCTTAGATATCCATACCTGTTCATCAACAATCATTGTTTTATATTCACCTTCGTGCTCTGCTAAAAATTTATTAATGCCTTGTTTTGGACAAAGCTCAGCAATCTTAGAATCATGGTGCCATTCATAATCATCAAATGCCATGATTCCATATGTTTTTAGTAGGGGCCAACTTAGTTTGGCATCCTTGTAAACTCCTTCTGCAGTATGATCACCATCAATATAAATAAAATCATATTGCTTGTTCACTGCATTTTCCAAGAAGTCCCATGAAGACTGCTTAATCTTAATAACATTTGAGTAGTGCGACATTCTTCTATCATAAAAACATTCTAGTTGTTGCCAGTCAAACTGCTTGTGAGCTTCTTCTTCTGAACCAGACCAAGTATCAAGGTCTGTTAGTGATGATGTTGGGTCTGTAAGTATGTTGTCCAGCATCCACTGAGAAGCATCACCTGTATATGCACCAATCTGTAGAAAATCTATATGTGGTTTGCCAGCAAACCTTTTTGGCAGAACCAAGTTAAAATAATCAATCGCAGCAAGTCTAAACCAGTTTGGATACCCCATACATTCCATTATACACTATTGAGCGTGATATACTTATATAATGTCAATTAAAAATTTAATTTCACAAGAACAGCTTAACAATGCAAAGCTGTATTCAACTAAGTTTGAGTTTATCAAACATATTCCAAAGGGTGGCCATATATTAGAAATTGGTACGCTAGGTGGAGATTATGCAGAGCCATTGCTGGCAGCAGAGCCAGCTAGCCTTGACCTTTTAGATACTTTTGATTCTAAGGACTGGGAAGGATCAACAAGATTTACCAGACAAACACATTATGATTACATCAAAAACAAGTTTAAGGACAACCCAGAAGTTTCACTTTTGCGGGGGTACACAGATAAAATTCTTCCATCCCTTACAAAGAAGTATGACTATATCTACATAGATGCAGACCATAATTATGCTCAAGTAAAGAAAGATTTGGCTAACTCTGTTCCACTTATTGCAGATGGCGGAATTATAGGATTTAATGACTACATATATGATGATAG